TATAGTAACCGAGGGGATGTCAGTAGAGAAAAAAAATAAGGATGTTTTTCAAATTCCGTTTAATGAAAGCCCGAAGATTAGTATTACCACAAACTACACGGTAAAAGGTGAAGGTGCAAGTTTTAATAGAAGGGTTTTTGAGGTTGAGATAGCAAACTATTTTAATGACAAATACACCCCGGAAGATGAATTTAAACATCAATTCTTTAGCGAATGGGATAAAAATGAGTGGCAGAAGTTTGATAATTTTATGATTAGGTGCATACAGTATTTCTTAATAAATGGACTTGTTGAAAGCAATAAGGTAAACTTGGATCTTAGAAAACTCAAAAATAATGTGGGTAATGAATTTATTGAATTTATGGAATCGAAAAAATTAGAATATTTAAGAATAGGTAGGAAAGATTTTAGGGATGACTTTAATATTCAATATAAAAATATAGCTAGATATAATACCCCACAGAAATTTAATAAGAATGTAAAACATTATTGTGAATATTTCAACATTAAATTAAGGGAGACAAAATATAATGGTATTATGACTTTTATATTTGGAGATGAAAAAAACGAAATTGAGGAGGACGGTTTATCATTTTGATAGAGCTTAGAAAATATCAGAAAAATATAATTAATTCTTTGCGGGATTCGTTAAGGAATGGCAACAAAAGACTGGTTCTTTGTGCTCCAACTGGCAGCGGGAAAACTATAATGTTCACTTATATAGCAAAACGACACATTGAGAAAGGTGGACGTGTCCTAGTATTTACACATAGGAAAGAATTACTAAATCAAGCCGGCGGTGCATTTGAAAAGTTTGGGATGGAGCCCGAATTAATAACAGCTGGATCTTCACCTGACTTATCAAAATCTTTACACGTTTCAATGATTGAAACATTTGATAGGCGAAAAGAAGATTATTCAATATTTATTTCAAGTAGGACTTTAATAATTATAGATGAAGCTCACTTAAATAGTTTTACAAAGATATTTGATTCGTTCCCTTCTGGTATTATTGTTATTGGGGCAACGGCTACACCGTACCGAAAAGGAAAAAGCATTCCAGAACTCGCTGATTTTTATCAGGATCTTATTCAAGAAGTTGACACAATAGAATTGATAGATATGGGCTTTTTATCTAATGCTAAAACATACGGCGTCCAAATTGATTTAAGTAAGGCAAAGAAAAAAGGAGAAGATTACGATGTTTCTGAATATTATGAAGAAAATAAGATGTGGCATGGAGTTGTAAAAAATTGGAAACGTTTGACACCAAACACAAAAACACTACTTTTTTCTTCTAATGTAGAAAGCTCAAAGAAGGTGTGTGAGGAATTTGTTTTGCAAGGTTTTGATGCAAGGCATATTGACGGGAAAACCCCAAAGAAAGAAAGGGAAGCCGTTTTAAAATGGTTCGATAAAACTCTGGATGCTATAATTTGTAATTGTGGCATATTGAATGCAGGATTTGACCAGCCGGATATTGAGACGGTTATTTTATACCGGGCCACAACTTCACTTCCTTTATTTTTACAAATGTGCGGCCGTGGATCCAGAATCACCGAAACAAAAAAAACATTTAGTATTTTGGATTTTGGGAATAATGTAAACCGTTTGGGGTTTTGGGAAAATCCAAGAACTTGGACTTTATACAATGACAAAAAAAAGACCAATAAAGAGGAAGAGCAACCTATAAAAATATGTCCTAATTGCACCGCTATAATACCTAAAAATATAAAGGAATGCCCCCATTGCGAATATGAATTTATAAAAACAGAAGATGAGGAAATTGATGAGAAGATAGCTGAACTTGTTTTTATGGAGGCAAAAGTAAGGGTAACCGATGTTTTAAAAGAGGACAATAAAGTACTATCAAAAATGGCAAAGGCAAAATTAATAAATTCATTTGCAGTGCTACATAAAAAGACAGATATTAAGGATGCTAGAGAATTTTGTAAATTAATGGGTTATAAAATGCCCGGATTTGAGTGGGCTAATCAAAACCGTTTTAAAGTATTTAATAAATGAAAAGTGAAGGTAAAATACAACAGGATATAGTGATTTTTTATAAGAATAACTATTGTCTTAAAAACCATAAGCCACAATTTGCTATTTTCTCAGTTCCAAATGAAAGTAAATCTAAACGGGAAACATTACAAAAAATGAATATTGGTATGATGCCCGGGGTTTCTGATTTGATTGTGGTACGGGAAAGTGAGGTTATCTTTGTTGAGATAAAAACACCAAAAGGAACTCAAAGTGATAATCAGAAACGATTTCAGCTAACCGTTGAAGCACTTGGTTTCAAATACCACCTTATAAGATCACTAGAACAATTTAAAACAGATATATGCGACCTATAACTTTAACATCACCCATTCCCCTCCTAACCTCCCAAAAGGGTAGAAAATATGAATTATTAGCCCGGGTGAGAATCCCAGGGCAAGATACATACGGAAAGTTTGCCTATTGCGACCGGATCCGATTTAAAGACGATGGCAGTTACCTTCATGTATTCTATGACAAGAATGGGAAGGTTTATGATAAGTCGGAAGAGTGTCCGGAGTTTATGCTCAAAGATTATTGAAACTTTAACATTTAAAAGGCTTGTTTATCTCAATAATCCTTGTATATTTGTAAAGTAGAAAGGAAATAACCACTACGATAAATATTAGAAATTATGAAAGTTACAAATGAAGAAAAAATGTTTTTCCTTGAATTTTTAAATCAAGGAATAGATCAAAATTCATTAATCCATTTTATAAAAAATGTTAGAAATTGCCCAATGTACGGTAGTATCTTTCATATAAATGGGATTGACAAAAAATTAAAAAAACTTCTTTCAGATATTTATCATTACAGAGTGGAATTTTTGATTAATAATAAACCAGTTAGAGGCTTTATCTCTAAAACTTGGGATTTATAAAAACAAAGATAGAAATTATGAAAGAACCAAAAGACCTTATCAACTGGGTAGAACTTAGCCGATTATTAGCCAACAACGAAACCAGCGTATCGCGTAACCGCACCCCAAAGAAATACCAAGATAAGGTTAACAGCCTTATTCAGAGTATTGATCAATGGAAAAAAACTTAAATCATGAACATTAAAGAGATCAAAAGAACGTTAAATATATCGGAATTATGACTTTTAAAGAATACGTATTAACGAGGACGAGCTGCGAACAAAACCTATATACTGACATAAAAGACAATAGTTTTATTGGAGGTTGGGATGATGTAGAACAAAGATATGAATGGCTTAAAAAAAACAATAAACCATGAACCTAACTATAAACCACATCCCTGAGAACTGGGAGCCATATTGCAAGGACGCACTTTTTAAATGGACTTTGAAAATATATAACGAAACCAATAGAAACATTCAGTAAAAACTAATATATGAAAAATAAAGTAAAATCAATTAGCGAGGCATTCGCTATGCAGCCAAACTATTTTGCAATCAAAGACATTGAAAGAGGCTCAAAAATCCACACAGAAAATGATATTGAAAAAATAGAATTAGAAGTGATGAATAAAACTACAAAAGTTTATGTAGGTTATAATTTTGAAGGCAAAAAGATGTTTGAATACATAGCCTCCGCTGTAAATGTTCATTATATTTAACTAAGAGATGACAACTATGAACCTAACTATAAACCACATCCCTGATAACTGGGAACCATATTCCGAGGATGCATTTTTTAAAGGGACTTTGAAAATATATAACGAAACCAATAGAAATTATGAATGATACAATCAGACACGACAAAAACGGAGGATTTACAGTAATACCGGAAAAAGTAATGGAACTCAAACAAGCCTGCCAAATATTAAAAGAATACAACGAGTGGTTGTGGGATAACACAGATTCAATCCCAAAACCAATGATACATCCTAAAGAATTTAGAAGAGCCATTGATGTAGTTGTAGATCACTTAACCGATAACAAATGAAAACACTAATTTTTTTATTAATTCCGCTTATTAGTTTTTCACAATTACGGATTTCTACAGAAGTAGATTATAGAAGTGATGTAAATGAAGCAGCTTATGACGGTACATTTTCAATAGGTTATAGGATTCAAGACTTTCAGGCTCAGGCAACTTATGAAACGTTTAAAGAAATTGGATTCAAAAGCTATATGGTCCACGCCGGAAAAGTTCTCAATCCAGAGGGAAAGTTTAACTACTTGCTACTGGGTGGTTTAGGAATGATTGAAAGGAATGTAAACTGGTTAAATATTGTGTGGCATCCATCGGTAAGTTTTTCCATTCAAGGTGAATATCATTTAGGCAGGATATTTTTAACTGCCAGACCAGAGATAAGATACCGCAGCGATTTAAAAAAAGCAATTGGTTCGGGTTATATTGGAATTGGAATTAATTTATAAACTATGAAAATGAATCAACATTTAGCGGCAATGATGATGATGGCTGCAATGAGCGACCCAGAGAAATATGGATCTTTTAATGAAGATACAAAAATAAAAAATCCAATTCAAAAGAAAAAATTGACTCCATTTAATAAGCAGCAAGGAGTTTTAAATATGATAAATGACTACAAATTAATTAAGCGGGGTAAAAGCAAAAAAGGAATTTATAAACAAAATAGAATTAAAAATAAAATTAATGAATGGTTAGAATCAGGAATGATAAAGAATGAAGATATAAATCCCAATAACCCATGAACAGAAACCAAGTACTAAAGGAAATAGATGAACAAACGATCGAACAATTATCATCTAAATATAAAATGTCAATTTCTACATTCTGGAAAAGGCTAAAGGAGTTTCAAGAGGAAGTGCAAGCGCAGGAGGAATGGGCTGTGATAAGAGTACACCCAAAGTGGATTAACGGCATTAGCCATCTACTAGATAGTAAAGGCATCCCCCACGAGATACCAGGGGATTTTGAGCTGATAGAAAAATATGAGAGTAAGTTATGATATTAGAAAGTAGTAAAGAGATAATTGAAAAAGCAATAATAGATTTTAAGCCCAAGGCAATCGTTTTAATGTTATCTGGGGGCGATGATAGTATGGCTGCGATGCAAGTATGTAAAGAACTTGATGTAAAAGTTGACTTTATAATTCACGGAAATACAAGAACAGGACTTGAAGAAACTACCAATTTTGCTCGTAAAGTTGCAGAAAAATCAGGGATAAAATACATTGAAGCTGATGCGGGTGATGCTTATATAAAATATGTGATGCGAAAGGGGTTCTTTGGGGTGGGCGAAAACGCTCATACTTTTGCTTTTCACGTTTTAAAAGCTGAACATTTTAGAAAAGCAGTATCTCACAATATTAGACAGCGTAAAAGAAACTTTCCAGTACTTTTTATAAATGGAGCGAGAAGATTGGAAAGTGCAAATAGAATGAAAACAATGGTAAATCCTTATAAACTTGATCCATCACAAAAAAATAACATTTGGGTTAATATTATAAACGAATGGGAAAATGGAACCCCGGTTAAATATCTCGAGGGATGTGGAGTAAAAAGAAACCCTGTATCAGTCGCTTTGTGCAGAAGTGGGGAATGTATGTGCGGATCAATGCAAAGTATAGAAAACTATGCAGAAGCAAAGGCATTTTCCCCTAAATGGGGTGAAAAAATGGACGCATTAAGGAAAAAAGTAACGGAAAAATTCCCGTGGGATTGGGGAACTAATCCACCTCCCACTTGGACATTAGAAAAAAAAGGGCAGGGTAATTTATTTACTGGATTTCACGATGATTTTCAACCGATGTGTAGTGGATGTAAAATTAACAGCACTTAGATATCTAATATTAAACATGTAATTTTAATTTTGTACATTTATAGCATTATGAAAACATACCACGACACCACCACTGGAAAATTTGTATCTAAGGAAAGAGTAAAAAACGATCCATCCGGAACTGTAGAAATCACAAGTATTGATTTGAGGCAGGAGCTGATTGAGTTTGTAGACTTCTTAGTCCGGAACGCAAAAGAGATTGATAAGGTTTCTGTTGATGAATACCTAAAGCGAAAGTAAATGAAGTTGAGAAATGAGAACATTTGAACAATACGAAAAAGAAATAATAAAAGCCATTGAAGATAACAATATCTTTACTGGCAATATGATATTTACTTTTTATTCCGGAATTTCAAGAGCGCATTATTTTGAATTAAAGTTAAACGAATCTGACCACATTAAAAACGCTTTAGATGATAACAAGAATAGAACTAAACATTCTATGTTATCCCGTTGGTATAAGTCAGAAAACCCCACCCTACAAATGGGGCTGATGAAGCTGATAAGCACCGATGAGGAACTTAAAAAATTATCAATGCAATATTCTGAAGGTGAGATTACAAATAAACATAAAATAGTCTGGCACGAAGAGAAAACCTATGAAACTAAGCCTAAAACAGACTAAAGCATTAGATTTATTAGAAGATAATGTTACAACAGAGCTTTTATTTGGTGGGGGGGCAGGTGGTGGCAAATCAGCATTTGGATGTTACTGGCAAATTAAAAGGCGTTTAAAATATCCTGGCACTCGTGGACTTATAGGTAGATCAAAATTAAAAGTACTTAAAGATACAACTCTTAAAACTTTTGTAGAGATTGCAAAGATGCAAGGACTTGCACAGGGTGAACATTACAAAATAACATCTTCACATGATACAGAAAATCCTAACTGTATAGTATTTAAAAACACAAGTTTAATATATCTTAGAGATTTATTCCTTTATCCTTCAGACCCAGACTTTGATGATTTAGGGTCTTTAGAAATTACGGATGCTTTTATTGATGAGTGTAACCAATTAGTAGAAAAAGCAAAAGGAATAGTAAAATCTAGAATCAGGTTTAAACTAGATGAGAATGATTTAATACCTAAGATATTAATGACTTGTAATCCTGCTAAAAATTGGACTTACAAACAATTTTATAAGCCGAGCAGAAAAGGTGAGTTACCAAAATATAGAGCATTTATACAATCATTACTTAGTGATAATCCATTTATATCTAAACATTACCGCGAAAATTTACTTACTTTAGGTAAAAATAGCCGTGAAAGGCTATTAGATGGGAACTGGGAATATGATGATGATCCTGCAACATTGATAGATGCAGATGCTATTTATGATTACTTTAGGCCACATCACATATCTCGTGGAGGTAAAAAGTATATTACTATTGATGTTGCGCGTAAGGGGAAAGATAAGACAGTATTTAGATTATGGGAAGGTTTCCTATGCGTAAGGCGTATATCGATGGATATATCTAAAGTTAATGAGGTTGTAGATAAAGCTAATTCATTAAGGCAACAACATGGCGTTCCTTTAAGTCAAATAGTAGCTGATGAGGATGGTGTAGGTGGTGGGGTAGTAGATTATTTAGGATGCAAAGGATTTGTAAACAACTCTTCCCCTTTAGATGAGATTATTGCAGGAGAAAAGGTAAGGCCAAACTACGAGAATCTAAAAACGCAATGTAGTTTTCACATGGCTAATAAGATACAAAATAGAGAAGCTGGAGAGTTATGTGAGAATAGCGATATTATAGATTTAGTCTCCGAAGAAATGGAACAGGTGAAGCAAAGGGATATAGATAAAGACGGTAGACTTAAATTAGTAACTAAGGATATTGTTAAAGAAAAGATAGGACGATCGCCTGATGATTGGGACGGAATAATGATGAGGTACATATTTGAGCTTTACATTAATCAAGAAGTTTTCCTTTTCTAATAAAAATTTACTACATTTACAACAAATGATTCTAATATATAATGAGGTTATTCGGAAGAGAATGGGGTGGTAAAATCCTAGGTAGTGATATATTGAAAGATATAACCAACGCTTTTAATAAATCCTTTTATGAGTTTTTAGG